GTAGATATGCACTTTACGGTAATACTACAGGGAGTAGTAATGTAGCTTTAGGTTTACAAGCCTTATTTGGAAACACCACAGCATCTAACAACACAGCAGTGGGTAGAAATGCTTTAAACGCAAACACCACAGGCTCTGAAAACACTGCTCTTGGTGTAGGGGCTGGGGAGGCGATAACAACTGGCGTTAATAACATAGTTATTGGCTACACTGCTGGATCGCACGACGTTGACCTTACAACAGGTATTGGTAATATCCTTATTGGAAATTACGCAGATACGACTACGGCAGACGCAGCTTACGCAAATGTTATTGGGTATAATGTTAGTGGTGCGGCGGGATACACAACTTTAGGCAGTTCGGGTTCAGCCATTAGAGCCGCACACGGCGAAGCAACATGGGCAACAGTATCTGACGAACGCTACAAGAAAGACATTGTAGACTCTACAACAGGTCTGAGCTTCATCAATGCACTTAGACCCAGAACCTTCAAGTACAGGACTTTAGGTGAACTACCTGAAACCTTTAGCGCCTATGAAGCTGACTCAACCGAAGTCTTTAAAAACTCTAAAACTAACCACGGCTTTATAGCTCAAGAAGTCAAAGCAGCAATTGATGCAGATGCAAGCATTAAAGATGGCTTTAGACTCTGGGACGATAGAGAAGATGGTTCTCAGGAAGTTGCAGAAGCAGCACTAATCCCCGTACTTGTTAAAGCCATACAAGAACTCACAGCACGACTCGAAACCTTAGAAGGAAAATAATATGACAACTTTCACCACTACAATCACCACCCTGTACACCCTGCAACAACCTGATCCTGACTATGTGGTTACCGCCATGTGGGAAGTCACTGGTGTAGATGGCGTAAACACTGCCTCTATCGGCGGCAGTACACAATTTAGTTCTAGCGAAGCATCGGGCGACTTTGTGCCTTTTGACCAGCTAACTGAAACCGAAGTAATCGGCTGGATTCCTGAGTCCGAAATTAGTAGCGCACAATCTTGCGTTCAAGGCCAGATTGACAGCATGATTACTCCACCTGTCAGCCCCGAGAACACACCCTTACCTTGGTAAATTAAACTTAACTTAACTGGAGACTTATGATGGCTAAAAACGAAAATAAAACCATTACTGTCAATGATGTAGAACACAACATTGAAGACCTGACCGAGCAGCAAATGACTATGGTCAACCACGTTGCTGATTTAGACAAGAAGCTAGGGAACCTGCTTTTTAACATGGATCAGTTGAAAGTAGGCCGCGAGGCGTTTGTCAATATGCTTGCGAAGTCTTTAGAAGAACCTACAGAAGAAGTGGCTGAATAATGGAAATGGACGCGCTTTTGAACATGGTATTTGCCGCAGTAATAAGTGGTTTAGGGTGGTGGATTAAATCCCAGCACGATGAGATAAAGCGCGTCACTATTCTGTTGAACAGAACACGTGAAGAGATGGCACGAGAATATGTCACTAAGGCAGAAGTTCATGCCGATATAAACAGGGTACTAGATCGTTTGGAACGGTTAGACGAGAAACTAGATCGTCTAATGGAGAAACGATAACTACCCCTATACAAACATTAACTTGTTATGGTATAAGTAAACAACGCCAGTGTGCTGCGCTAATTTGATCTGTATTACACGGAGCGCATTGGTATGCTTGTTGAATTGGCTGCGTTTAACGCGGCTTTTGGCGTTGTAAAACAATTTGTGGCTAACGGCCGCGACTTAGGGGATTGCTTTCAGCAAATCACCACGATTACTAACGCCAAAGAAGAACTAAAAAGTCGGCACCAAAAGAAAAAGAAGAGCTTCTGGGGTTCTCTCAGTGGGCAATCTGACCAAGACATAGAAGAGTTCATGGCCCTTGAGAAAATTACTCAAGCGGAAAAAGACCTTGAATCTATGATAAAAATCTATGGTCGCCCCGGTCTTTGGGATGATTGGGTGCGCTTCCAAGCTGAAGCCCGCAAAAGACGGCTCAAAGAAAAAGACGACATTCGGAAAGCAGCAATAAAACGCAACGAATACTTCAGTTATTTTATTGGAGCCGTAGTGTTTGTAGTAGGCATTTACGCGTTATTTGCATGGGTAATGTACCTCGTAAGTATGGGGGGATAACCTCTGTCATGGTCATGGCGTTCATACTTATGATAACAGTTGGTGGCACGGAAGTTGACACGCAGGGCATGTATTTCAGAGACATCCGCAGGTGTAATTTTTTTGCCTCTCAAATAGAGCAAGGTAATCGGTACCGAAACGGAGCGTACTACTATGCGGGCAATCGTATTGACGGTTGGTGTGTGCCCGTTATGGTGCCAAGCAATACGTTATTCTGGGATTAACCACGGATTGCAATTTCTTTGCAAAAGTAGTAACAAAACGATATGGTATAGTTAATAAACTCTTCTGGAAAGGTGTGTACATGCTACAAGCACTGATTGGACCTGTAAGTGGGTTACTCGATAAGTTTATCCCCGACGCAGACGAAAAAGCTAAACTCGCTCACGAAATTGCGACTATGGCAGAGAGGCAAGCTCACGAGCTGAGTCTTGCACAGATAGAAGTTAACAAGGCTGAAGCAGCGTCCGGCTCTTTGTTTAAGGGCGGCTGGAGGCCATTTATCGGGTGGGTATGCGGAATCGCGTTTGCCTACCATTTTGTCATACAACCTTTTTTACTCTTTATTGTAGCACTTACAGGGGCTACTATCCCTATGCTACCGGAATTTGATATGAGCACTCTTATGACTGTTCTTGGTGGGCTAATCGGGCTTGGGGGGCTGCGTACATTTGAAAAGTACAAAGGAGTGTCTAAATGACGTTTAAGCTATCCCAGCGTAGTATAACTAACTTAGATGGGGTACACCCCGATTTGGTTAAGGTAGTACATACGGCCATTGAAAAAACGTCTACCGATTTTGGTGTAATCTACGGTGTGAGAACCCTCGAAGAACAAAAAGAATTGTTTGAAAAAGGTGCATCAAAGACCATGAATAGTTATCATCTGCGACAGGCAGATGGATTTAGTCACGCTGTAGACTTGATGGCTTACGTTGGCCCAAGAGCTTCGTGGGAAATCTCGCTTTACGATGACCTTGCTGATGCAATGAAAGTTGCTGCACGCCACCACAACGTACATATTAGGTGGGGCGGCGCATGGTCGGTAGACGATATTCGCGTTTGGGATGGTACAATGGAGGAGGCTATGAACTCTTACGTTGATCTTCGCCGTAGCCAAGGCAAACGCCCATTCTTTGATGGGCCACATTTTGAATTGCGAGGATAGTTATGAAGACAGTAGTAGCCGCTCGGGACATTGATTCTGGTGTTGAGCCGACCCATACAGTAGAAGTTGTTTGTGCAAATTGCAGTTACGATCTTGATGAATTCGAGATTTCAGCCGATACTTGCTCTGATTGCGGGCAACCGCTTAATTTAAAGCAAAGCGTAGCCATTCAGGTTACTTCTTTACCGCCAATTTTTGGCCAAGCTATGTAGGTGGACCTATGCCTCTTCAGAAGATATTATTTAAATCCGGTGTAAATAGGGAGCGTACAAGCTATTCTAATGAAGGCGGATGGTACGAGTGCGATAAAGTCCGGTTTCGCCAAGGTTTACCTGAGAAAATAGGTGGCTGGCAGCGTATTTCTTCTACTACCTATCTTGGGGTATGCCGTTCATTATGGAACTGGGTTACGTTAGGAAGTATCAATCTTTTAGGAGTTGGTACTAATCTAAAGTTTTATCTGGAAGAAGGCGGTGCGTACAACGACATTACGCCTATTCGAGAGACCACGGCTGCTGGGGACGTTACGTTTACTGCTACTAATGGTAGTAATGTAATAACCGTAGCCGATAACGGGCACGGGGCTACCGACGGTGATTTTGTCACTTTTAGTGGGGCAGTATCTCTTGGAGGTAACATCACAGCGGATGTGCTTAACCAAGAATACCAAGTCGATGCGCTACTTGATGCTAATAGCTTTACAATTATTGCAACCGCAACTGCAAATGCTTCAGATACCGGAAACGGTGGAAGCTCCACAGTAGGGGCGTACCAAATCCATGTCGGCGCTGCTTACGCAATTCCGCTTGCTGGCTGGGGTGCAGGCACTTGGGGCGGCGGTGTCTGGGGTACTGGGCTTGTTTCAACCGAAGCTATCCGCCTATGGAGCCAAACAAACTTTGGTGAAGACCTTATCTTTGGGCCTCGTGGCGGCGGGATGTATTACTGGGACGCCACTGCGGGTGTTGATACCCGTGCCGTACCCTTGCAAAATTTAGCAGGGGCATCGGATGTTCCAATAGTGCAGAATGTTATTGAAATTTCTGATATTAGCCGTTTTGTATTTGCTTTTGGAGCAAACGAAATTGCATCCGCCACAATCAATCCTATGCTTGTTCGGTGGTCAGACCAAGAAAACCCAGCAAATTGGACCCCTGCGGCAACAAACCAAGCAGGAAGTATCGTATTATCTCGGGGCACGCGGATCGTAGCAGCAAAGCAATCCCGCCAAGAGGTGCTTGTTTGGACCGATTCTGCCGTGTATTCCATGCAATATGTAGGCGCACCTGCTGTTTGGGCGGCGCAACTTGTCGGAGAAAACATATCTATCGCAGGGCAAAATGCCGTTGGTTACGCTAATGGTGTGGCCTATTGGATGGGTAAAGATAAGTTCTATAAGTATGACGGACGCACGCAACCGCTAGCATCTGATCTACGTCGTCACGTATTTAGTGACTTTAATACCCAACAATACGATCAAGTTTTTGCAGGTACAAACGAGTCGTTTCACGAAGTTTGGTGGTTCTACTGCTCTACAAACCAAACCGATGTTGATAAGTATGTAGTCTATAACTACATGGAAAACACGTGGTACTACGGCAATTTGTCCCGTACAGCATGGCTAGATTCTGGGCTACGTAACTTCCCATTAGCGGCTACGTATAGCTACAACCTAGTCAATCATGAGGTTGGCACGGACAATAATGAAACAGATACAACGCTTCCGATTGCAGCTTCTATATCTTCCTCACAGTTTGATTTGGACGACGGGCACCAGTTTGCGTTTATTTGGCGGGTACTTCCTGATATTACATTTACAGGTTCTACAGCCACTGCTCCTGTCGCAACGATGACTTTGTTACCTCTTGCAAACTCAGGTTCAGGGTATAACGACCCCCTATCGCAAGGTGGAATTAGTTCAGCAAATATTACGCGAAGCGCGGTTTTACCTATAGAACAATACACTGGGCAACTCAATACGCGCATACGCGGTAGGCAGCTTGCAGTAAAAATTGAGTCTACTGCGTTGGGAGTTTCGTGGCAGCTTGGCACTCCGCGTATTGATATGCGGCCTGACGGGAGGCGGTAATGGCGGTAGATAATACTAGATATAACGTACCGTTCCGTGCGCCAGCATTACCATACCCACCTAAAGTTTACGACGCGCAATCG